AATTCAGTCTCATATATTCCGTTTAATTCTTCTGTTATTAAGCAATTAAGACAATCATTTAAGACTAATAAGCCATTCTTGTCAAAATTACTTTCTTTGCTATCATATAAATTTATCATCTTAATACCTCCAATTCGGAGTTATTTCAAGTTTAGTTATATTACCTATCCAACTTATACTATTTACTCCTTCTTTAAAATAAGGGAAATCTCCTGACATATCATTGTTTTTTAATAAAGCATCTTTATAGCAATCAACCATTTGAGAATCTATGACTACATACTCATCTACATTGTCAATTGTAACCTCATTCCCATTTATAGATAATGTTATGTCTCCTGTTGCATATATTTTTATAATTGGTAAACTTTTATCGCTTCCTGGATTGTAAAGAGTTGCAGGTTTAGAATTAATGGTTATGAAAGTTTCATGAACGTCATATTTATGCGGTTGACAATCAAATGTCACCGTAAATTCTCCAAACATTTTTATAGCTGAGGCTATGTCGAAAGTATTAATTATAGTAGCTTTGTACTTTTTATCAAATTCATTGCTGAAAATTAGATCTCCGCTACCTTTTAACCAATTTTTTATTAGATAAGCATTTTGAGGAACATCTTTATTAACAAAATTAAATTCTACAGGTATTTGTATGCCTTTTTTAGTTTCTAAATCCTCTGTTAAAAACCCATCACGTCCCGGCACTTCATATTTATTTATATTGGCTTCTGCTTGTGGAATAGGAGGGTAAGTTTTAACTCCTAATCCAAATTCTCTACTGCTTATATTGTTGAAAATAACTTCCATCCTATTCACCTCCTAATGCTAAATTGGCTTTCTTTCTGTAAAACTCCATCTGATACATAAGATTTTCTATGTCCATATCTGTATTGTTGGTAAAGTTTTCTATGACAAATAAAGGCCCATTATATGAACTTTGATTATCTTTATTTATATCTAACATTGTTTGCAATTTACTTAATGGAATTATAGCTTCATCTTCTCTACCTTCTCCAACCATAGCTAAAGTAGGTCCTGTTGTTATACCACCATCAGCTAACATAGGAATCTTAGGTATGCTTAATCCAAAATGTTTTCCTCCAGCCAATGGAACCCAATCAGGAACATCTATACTAATTGAATTTAAGCCACCTATCATAAAGTTTACAGCTGCAATAATTCCATTTGCACCACCTTTAAATATAGCTTTTATAGCTTCCCATATGCCACTAGCTACTTGTTTCATGCCTTCTAATGCTTTGCTCCAATCACCAGTTAAAATCCCTGTTATAACCTTCATCAAGCCACTTACTACATTTATTGCACCTTTAAATACTCCTGAAATTGTATTCCACATATTCATAAAGTAATTAGTTATATCTTGTCCCCAATATGCCCAAAAGTTTTTAAGATCATTGAAAACTTGTAAAGCTAATGCCTTTATTATATTAAATATTACATTTAAGACTGCATTTATTGCTTCCCATGTGCTTACTAGTAAATCCTTTATAGCTAATATTAAGGGTTCTAAAAATGTATAAATAGTATTCCATATCGCTATAACGCCATTTTTGAAGGTTTCATTGTTATTCCACAACCAAACCAATCCAGCTACTAACGCCGCTACTGCTGCAGCAATTAATAAAACAATTCCAGCAGGACCAAACACTGTAGTCATTGCTGCACCAACTCCTAGCGTTCCAGCTTGTATCCCAGCTAGAGCACCAGCCAAAACTTTACCAAACTTCATTATTTTACTTACAGTAGTTAATAAAGTTCCTATTATCATTATTACTGGACCTATAGCCGCTGCTAATAAGGCGAACTTAACAATGTTTTCTTGAGTTGTTGGACTTAAATTTTTAAACATGGTCGCTAAAGGTATGATATAGTTTTGTAATAAATCATTAATTATAGGTAATATTGTTTCGCTAATAGTCTTACCTAAATCCTTCATTAACGCTACGAATTTAGCTATTGAGGCACCAGTATTATTATTAACTTCATCTCCATATTTTTTAGTGGATTGTTCAAGTATGGCCATAAGTCTTATTTGCTGTTGAGTTTGAAAGTCTAGTTGCCCCCAACTCTTATCACCTGCAAATCTTTTAAATGCATCTGTACTTTCTAACATGGATACATTTACGTTTATTCCTAAATCTTCTCACTTTGTTATCGTAAAGGCTTTTTATCCTCTACTTCTTATAGTTTCCTATAAGGTCGGCGTACATTTTCACCTTTAACTTAATAGTAAGGTGCAAACCACTCTTGGGGATGTTTTATTCTATACTTTTTTGCAATAAAAAAGCATAGGTTCAATCCCTACGCTCTACGGTGGCTAGTGACTTTTAATCTCTAGCTTACCTCGGTATTAGCTTGTTATATTTCTTGAAACTTATATCCATTATACTGGTCGTATTTTCCGTTAATTACATGATTAATTAAAGCACGACTTGGAAATCCATCTTTTGAAGCATCTGATTTTGATTTATATATTTTTTCTTCACCTGTTACTATATTAATTGCCATAATCCTCTTTTTAGGTTTTCCACCGCCAGTGCCTCCTTTGTTTGCAAGGCTTATTTTTGCTTTGGTTTCTTTGGTGTGTGTTTTTCCGTAAAAAGGATTTTTTTCTTCAACTCTTGTTTTTGCAATTTCACTCATTTTATTTCTAAATTCATCTGAACGTTTCTTTCCTGTATTTGATTTACTTCTTTTCTTGATTGCTTCTTCAGAATTGATAAATTTTGAATGAGTGGTGTATCTGCTTTTTGCTTTTTGGCTTAATATAGTTTTTGCTTCTTCGGATAAATGCTTTCCATAAAACGGTGCATCTTTACCAAATCTTTTCACTCCATACATTGGATTGCTAGTGCCGGCTACCTTTAAGCCAATTTTAGCTTTATGGTCATCTGACAACTTTTTGTTTTTACTTCCTCCGCTTTCACTATTGAACCCATATTTTTTATTGGTGGAATTGTAATGATTTATCCAAAATCTTTCTCTATCATCCACTGTTGTTTCATCTGGCTCTTCTAATATTTCAAAGGCAAAATTATCTTCTCCATATTTATTAAAGCAGTTTTGTAAGTGTTTGCAATAATGCTTGTCGTGTTTTAAATCATATTTATGCTCGCATAATCTTCTTTTAAAATCCATTGTTTGACCAATATAAATTTTATTATTTACTGTACATGTGATTTTATATATGTAGAATTTCAAAATATCACCATCCTTCATATATATACTATCACATTGATACCTAAGTTGTCAAGTCTTATAATTTAGCTTTCACCGATTTTGGTTTGTTTTTAATAAGATATTTCTATCCTATGCGACAGCTAAGATTATCGCCTCTGTGTTTCCCAATAAACCACTTCTAATTCTATCCATTACATCTTCCATGCTTCTTCCTGTCGCACTTGCTACAACCGCCGATTGTTGTAATAATTGTTGTGTTAAATTAGCGTTTTTACCTGTATCGCTTTCAAAAGATGATATTAAATTACTATATACATTCCCGTACTTTATCGCATCACTTTCAGCCATATTAAAAGATAAAGCATTATTTTTTGCCCAATTAACTAAATCTTTTGAATTGCTTCCGAGTGTTCTTTGTATTTGTTGCATAGCACTTTCATATTCCATACCGACTTTAACTGCCGCGGCACCGATTCCTAATATTGGAGCAGTTACGCCTAAAGTCATGCTTTTGCCCATTTTAGTCAATTCTTTTCCTGCTGATTTCATAAACTTCCCTGCTTTAGCCATTTCAGAACTAAGTTCGCTAAAATCTGCCCCTATACCGTCGTACCACTAGATTCTTAACGATTCCCATGGTGTAAACCACCCCCTTATTAATAAAAAAAGTAGGCAATTACCTACTTTTTTCTAAATATTCTTTTTCATAAATCCACTTAAACCCTTTTGCACTAATACCTTTTTTTCTGCAAACTCTAATTATTTGTGAATTATAAATTTTAAGTTCTTTTTCAATACTCATTGCACTTTCCCAAGTTTTAATATATTGATTATCTAATGAAAGCTGAACAATTCTTTTGGGTATCCCGTTTTTTACTTCTTTAATATTATAGGCCTTATTATTGTTGCTTTCATAATCCTTTTTATACATCCACCTGAACCCATTGCAAGTAATTCTTTTTCCTCTGCAACATTCTGAAATATGTCTATGGTCTGAATATGTTTCACTTTCAGCATCACTAATACTTAAAAATTCATTTATAAATTCCCCATCTAAATCTAATTGGATAATAGGCATATTTTTATAATGGAATTGTCTATTTGAATAAGGTGATATATTCTCTTTGTTATCTTCATAATATTCTTTTGTAAACCATAAGTATTTTCCACATCTTTTTGTGCTTCCTTCAACTGCATTATAAATACTTCTTAACCCAGTAGATTCCATAGCTTCACTTACATTTATCCATTCTTTTATGAAGTTACCTTGTAAATCTAATTGCACTATAGGCTTACTTAACGGATGATTTTCACCACATAATCCATTACCGCTATCGCCACCATCACTTATATTACATTTTGCTTGTTTTATTTGCCTATAATAAGCAATTAGTTCTATTTCATACGAACAAGCTTCTTCATCTGTTAGGTTTTCTCTGACTTTTCTTACATTACATTTATATTTTCTTACATACCTTTTAAAAAATATATTTCTTCCGTAATTTTTTTCATTATATCTATATCTTTTGCCCTTACCAACATAAAAAACTTCGCCAGTTTCCGTATTGTACCATTCATATACATAATATTCGTTCTTCATATCATCACCCCTTAATTATATTATACACGTATTTACGTATACATTCAAGTGTATTTACTTATTTACGTATACAATGTATAATAGTTTTAGGAGGTGTTAATATGGCTCGTAAAAAATTTACTACCACATTAAATGAAGAATTAATAAAAAATATTAAGGTAAAAGCTATAGAAGAAAATACAGACGTAAGCAAATTATTATAAAAAATGATTGAAAATTATTTAAAGTCTACTGAAAAGTAGGCTTTTACTTTATTTCACCTCCGAATATGGAGTTTAATTTCTTGACTTGTTCAAGCATTTCTTCAGTTGTCATGACTCGTTTTGGTTTATCTTCTTTTAATAAATTTTCTAATTTAGGCAACTTTTTTTGTCTGTGTAAAGCTTCCGTATACCAAGCAATCCTAACCAAATCTTTAGTCTTTTCTTTTTCTTTTCTTGAATAGTCTCTTATGATTACATTAAGTTGTCTTGGTGTCATATCGTCATATTCCCAAGCTTTAACACCTACCTGGATAGCAGTTTCAAAGGATTTATTCCAATCCCACTCATAAGTTTCACCGCTATCCTCTAAGCGTTTTTTTCTTCACCACCGAATGCAGCAATAAAAGCTTGTTGCATTTTTTGTGTTAATAACTTAAATGGAGCTTTATCTAATAAATCTTCCATTTCTTCAAGTTTTAATACTTCATTGTTAGCTTTTGCATCTGTTAATAATCCACAATACAAAACCTTTTCTAGCAGTTCAAAATCCATATCCTGAAAAGCAGTTTCAAAGTCTTCTAATTTTTTCCCTGTTAATGCAGTTAAAGTTTTTAATGCTTTATGTCCAAACCAAAGCATTCTTGGTCTATCTAATTCGATAATTACAATATCATTTTTATCAGCCACTTAAATTCCTCCTTTAAAATAAAAGACTAGGGATTAAATTCCCTAGTCTATGGTGTTACTAAAACTAATTCAGGCTTTCCAGTTACTTTTAAAGTTGCTTCAAAGCTTACAGCATCTTCTAATTCTGCTCCCGTTGTATAACCAGTAACGATTCCATCAAATGTCCATTTAGAACCATCGGGGAACTCTATTGAATATGCATTTACTGTCCCAGCCACTAAATCATCATATAATGGTTTATGCCCTGTTGCATCATGGTAACCGCTTAATCCTACTTCTCCTGGATCCTTAAGTCCACCTATATACTCTCTAAATCCATCTGTCGCATCTAAGGTTGTAACTTCTATAGTATCACCGCTAATTTCCAATCCACTTATGGAAGTCAAATCGGCTATAGCAGTAGTACCTTTTTTCAGCTTTGTTCCTAAAGCTTTTTGTGCCATTTTTTTATTCCTCCTTAAAGCTTACTGTGAAGCTTATTATTTTTCGATATAAAAAAATCTCACTTTCATATAATTCAGGAGAATTATCATCAAAAGTGAGTTCTTGTATATATGGTCCATTTATGCCTATAACTCTTAATTCAAAAGTTTTTAGTTTATTTATAACTTGCTTAGCTAATGCTTTCATACTTGAATATGAATCTGCCAATATATCTAATTGAAAGTTTACATTTTTTAAATCAATAAATCCAACTAAAGTTTTTAAATGAATTCCTTCTCCAGATGTATAGACTATATAAGGTGATAGAGTTCCTTCTGGAGCATTTAAAGGATAAATTTTAGAGCATATAGGTAATAATTCTTCTCTTAAAGCTATTTCAAAACTCATTATTTCACCTTCTCCATATTCTTTATAAATTCATTTACTATTGTGCTTTCTACCTGTTCAGAATTAGTCACTAAAGCATCCCTCATAAAGTGTTTACCTTCATGTCTTACACCGTTTTTGTCTATCCACCCATATTCTTGTGAAGCTGGATAAAATGAGCGTTTTCCATCTTTACTTATTTTAATAAAATCAGGATCATTTGAAAAAGTTATTTGATAAACCTTTTTCCCTTTAACTTTTGTTTTTTCAGCTTTTAAAATTATTCCCTTTTTAAGTTTCCCTTTAAGAAAAGGAGCTTTACTCCTGGCTGAGTATAAAACAATATTGGCGCCCTTTTTAGAAGCTTGTGTAACGCATTTCTGAGGTAGCTTTTCCATATCCTTAAAGTAATTTAATAAATCATCCATTCCAATCAAGTCAGTTTTCATTCTATTAACTCCTTGCACATAAGCTGCATTTCAAGATTTTTTTCTTCAAAATCAATAACTGATATTATTCTAAAGAATCTTTCTTTAAATTTCACTCTCATAAAAGGATTTATATTTTCTTTATATCTAATTCTAATCTTATGAGTAACTTCACTATTTACAGTTTCAGCCGCAAAGTATTCTCTTCCAACTACAGGATTTACACTTGCCCAAATAGTATATATATCAATCCATTCTTCAGTAGATTCACCATATTCATTTTCTGTATTTTTACGCTCTTGCAAGGTTATTTTGTGTCTAAGTCCATTGATATTCATTATACAATCACATCCAAATATTCACTTGATAGTGCTAGATGCATCTTTAATAAATTATAAGATTCTCTAAATCTAGTTGCTTCTTTATCATCACTGCTAAATTCAGCTTTGCAAAATACTTTTACCGCTCTTAGAATCAAAGAATCTGTTTCAACTATTTTAGTTGCAGATACTCCACTTAATTTCAAATCTTCTATCGCAGCATTTATAGTATCTTGTATATCTTCATCTAAATAGGTATCATCTACTCTTAATGCTAATTTAATTTTATACAGAAACATACAACTCCTCCTTAGATAAAATAAAAGGAAGGAGTACCCTTCCTTTATTAAACTTCAGCTTTATATATTTTAACAAAAGCCTCTGATAAAGCTGGCTTACCATCAGCAACTGCTAATCCTCTATACACTATTTTCCCACTCTTAAAGCCTGCTGATCTATCTGAAGATATTTCAGGGTTTTTAGAGAAGTTCATGTAATAGTAACCTACATCTCCTAAAATTATAGTATCATCTGGAACATAATCATCTAACACTATAGGATAGCCTAAAATAGTCATAGCTGCTCTGTCTTGAGGATTATAAGTAAAGATAGGTTGCTTAGAATCATCTTTTATCTTTCTTATTCCTCCAAATACCATCTTTCTATTCATAACAAATATAGCATTATTATGATACATTGTTGGTAATAATGCTAATGCATCCATTAAGTTATCATATCCTATTGTTCCAGCATTTGCCCATGAAGTAGCATTAGTATTGTCAACCCATGTTATTCCTGGCAATATACCAGTTGGTTGTCCACTTCCTGTTCCATTTACGATAGCATTTTCTATCGCTATTGAAAGTTGTCTACCAATCTCACCTGATATATAAGTTTCAAACGCATCAATAGTCATAGCATCTGCAGCCGCTGATATTTCAACAAGTTTAATTAACTCATACCCAGCTAAGTTTACGCTTATTACTGTATCGTCTGCTGGAGTTCCATCTGCACCCTCTGATTTCCATGAAGCTGCATTTTTAGCATTAGCAACTACTAAAGATAAGTTCCCAGGCATATAAGATACATTAACTCTATTGAATAATGCTGAGGTTTGTCTTAGCTTATCAATTATCATATTTAATGTATTGGTAGGAACTGCTGCCCCTGAGCTATTTGTTGCAGTAGTTAAAGCTCTTTTTTCTGCTTCACTTAAATCTTTTCCTTGAAGATTCTTTAGAAATGCTGATCTATATTCAGGAGTTGAGATTACTTCATCTCTAGTTAAATTTCTAAAGTCTTTATTTTCTTTTTGCACTCTTTCTTCTGGAGTATCTATATGCTCCGCTTCAATGGTTCCATCATTTATGCCTTTAGCCAAGTTCATCCTTCTTTCTATGTTTTTTTGTTCTTCATCAAGCCCTCTTATTTCTGCTTCTAATTCATCTAATTTAATATCCTTAGAATCTCCTTCAAGCAGTCCTCTTATTTCTGTTTTTCTTGCCTTAATTTCATTTAATCTTTTTTCAAACATCTACATTCCCTCGCTTTAAATTATTTTTTTGCAATAAAAAAGAAATCTTTAAACTTCTATAAATAAGTTTTTAATATTAACTTTTTTCTTAACTCTTCATCTTCTAATGATTTCTTTTCTTTTTTTCTTAACTCTTCAATTTTATCTTTGCATCTTTGTCCTACTACAGCTTCAGTATCAGGGTAAGCAGGCGTAGTTACTATTGAAACATCATATAGCGTTTTTATTTTATTTATGGTTCTTTCATAAATCCCCTCCTCCTCATTCCACGCAATTTCCTCCGCATCATCATCATCATAATCAATGGAAAATGCAAAACTACACTGATTAACTACATCAGATTTTATGTTTTCTTTCAAATCATTTGCATAGCTTGTATTTGTAGGAGAACAAGCAAAACGCAACCCTATACCATCAACTGTTAGCTTTAAACTTCCTATTCCACTTGATATAGTATTTCTAGCAAGTGGCATATTACAATCATGATTAAATGTAGCTACTACATTAGACATATCACAGTTATCTAGAGCTCCTGGCATAATTTTTTCTCTGAAAGGATAATAAAATCCCAGATTATCAGACCATTTGTTAAATTTAAGAGCATATCCTTCAATATCCTCTTGTTTTTCTTCACCTTCTCCAATGGCTCTAAGTTCTACTTTTGATGTTACTGTTCTAATTTCCCTCTTGTTTTCCTTCGACAATATTATCACCTCCTTCGTTTCCTACTTGGTATTTATCTGCTAAATTTGCATTAACCATATTAAGAGTTTGAACTCTTCTTGAGCCCTCTTCTCCTCCTATGGTCGGCATATTGAACATATCTAATATTTGATCTAGACTTGCAGCGCCTATATTAGTCAAGAATGTGCCTACAGTAACTTTTGTTTGGTTACTAGCATATTGCAGCCTATTTGCTTCAAATACTATTTCATTTCCAAATCCCTGCTCTTTAGTAGTAAAAAGTTTAGCAGTAAATTCTTGGCTCATTTGAATAGCTATAGGTTCAAGTACACTTTCATAAAAAGCATTCCATTGTTCTTCATTGTAGCTTGAAGTAACAATTTCTTTACTAATACCATAATAGTTATAGACCTTTTTTTCTATTAGTTCCATTTGCGGAGCGTTAATAATTTTAGGCTCTGCTTTTAATTCTTGATAATCCATAGAACCATCTACCGAAGCTACTCCACCATTATTATTTATATTCATGTAGTCATCCATGAAGTCTTTTGTTCTATCTTTCTTGTCTTGTCTTTTGAGAATTTGAGTAAATTTAAGTATCCCTCTAATAAAAGCTGATGTTTTAATTGCATTTACTATCCCTTCATTAGTTGTATGAATTAACTCTAATGTTGGGTAAAGAGCATAATCATTTGTTTCTCCAAAAATATCATCTTTATAGAAGAATCTCCTTAAGTGAATTAATTGAGTGTATGGAACTGTTATGTAATCTCCACTCAAAAAAGTAAACTTAGCAAAAACCTCACCATCATACTCTAAAAATTCTGTTTGTCCTGGGTTAAGCGGATAAAACCCTTTAATATTACCGCTATTGTCTAAAGCTATATAAATATAAGCATTGTTTTGCATATAAAATTGAGTTATAACTTTATATCTAAAGATATATGCATTCATATAAGGGTTAGGTTGAGTATCTAATAATTTTTGAATATTATCATTTGCTAATGTGACTTTATTCTTTGTTTTATCTCTTCTGATATGTTTAGGTTGTAATTTAGCTCCATTCCTTGCTATAGCGTCTATAGCAGCCCTAACAACATCACTTGAATATGCTTCATTTCCAAACTGACTAAATGAAGGTATATATCCATTCATCATTTTCATTTGTGTAGCTTGTCCAGTGGGTTGTCTAGGCTTATTGTTGCCAAATATCATATTAAATAAACTTCTTCTTTCCTTTACCAATTTATCACCACCTTTCAAAACTCAACTTTTACATTATTTTTCTATATTTATAGTGACTTATCAATAAGTAATCTTTTGCCTATCCAACTAAAGCGATATATTCTTCAAAATGCTCTCCTAGTCCTACATAAGCATCTAACAAACTTACCATCCCATCTATACGTTGACGTCTATTCTTGCCTTTAATAGGTCTAATATTGTCATTATCATCATACTTAACAGTAGTATTGGTTAAGCACCATTTTAATATTGGGTTATTGTTATAATTAATTAATTTACTCTTTAAGTCAGCTTCCATAACTCTCATAGGTTGACTAAATGTCAATGCCCCTTGAGCACATGGTTTCATAATAAATCCTTCCCCCTTCATTTCATCAAGCCAATATCCAGCTAAAGCTCTATCATAATAAACCCATAAAGGAGTTATATCATATTCAACCAACATCTTTTTAAACCATGCAGTTACGTCACTAAAATCAACTCTATGTCCTTCACAAGCTGTTAATAACCCTTTATCTTTCCATTTGTCATATGGAATCTTATCTTCCTTAGAACGTATCTCTATTAGTTCCTCTGGCAAGAAATATTGCTGAAGGACATATTTGTTATTGCTATCAGGTTTCATGATTAATAATGTTGCACATGTTAAATCAGTAGTAGCTGATAAGTCACACCCACCTATAGCATAAGTATTTCTTACTTCCTCCATATCAAATGTTTTAGTATTATTAATATCATCAAAGCTTAACCAAGCTTCTCCGTTTGTTTCTCTTATATTAAAATCTTTACAAAGTAGATTCTTGACTAATTTAGAATTCGCCTTGGCCTTGATAACCTTAGTTTGTAGTTGATCTATTTTCTTAATAGTTCCAAGTCCAGGATTAGCTTTAATCCAACATTCTTCATCTGTCCATTCTTCTCTATCATCTAATTCATAAACAATAGCTAAAAATCTCTCATTCTTTTCTAAATCAATATCTTCATAACAATTTATTAGATTTTCAGCTTCATCATATTTTAAATCATAAACACATTCTCTAACTGTTCCAGCAGTAGTTGTTATAAAAACTAATGGTTGTTCTCTAGCTGTTGTACCATCAACTATAACATCATATAAATTCTGGTCTGTCCATGCGTGTATTTCATCAAGCAATGCACCATGAACATTAAGTCCATCTAAGCTATCAGAATCTCTCCCTAATGGTTTAAAAAAAGAATCGTTAAATTCACTTGTCATTTCTGCCACTAAGGTTTTAATTCTTTTTCTTAGTGAAGGTGATTTTTTAACCATTCTTTTAGCTTCTAACCATATTAACTTTGCTTGATCTTTTTTAGTAGCACAACTATAAATTTCTGCTCCAGGTTCTCCATCTGCTATTTGCAAATATAATCCTACTGCTGCAGCTAATGTTGATTTGCCATTTTTTCTAGCTACTACAAGCATTACTTCTTGATGTTTTCTAGTTCCATCTATTTTATGAATAAACCCAAATGCTGCAGCTATTAAAGCTTTTTCCCATAACTCTAGAATAAAAGGCTTGCCACCCATAGAACCCTTACTATGTTTACAGTAATTTTCTATAAATTCTAAAGCATGATTTGCTCTTTTATTGCTATATTCCCATTCTGAATTAGGATCACTAATTATTCTTACAAGTTCTTTATAAGTCTTATAAACCTTCAAACTTGTATTAATAGCTCCATGTTTAACTTTAGCTTCATTAAGCTCTTTAGTTGATTCTTCTAGTAACTTTATTCTAGACTTTAATTCAATTTCATTTACATCTTTTTTAACCTTCAGTAAAGATATATCTTTTTTTCCCAATATTCGAGTATAGGATTATAAGCTACTTCATATATTATTCTTCTTGCTGTTTTATTCATTTATTAACCACAAAATCGTCAAACCCATCATCTTCAACGATTTTATCTTGCTTGGGTAACAATTCAGTCAGTTGTTTCATTACCGACATATGATTTTTAACCATAGTATTATATATCTCTACCTCAGGACTTTTCTTAGTGCCCCACTGATTTTCTCCATTTTGATATTCACTAATTACACCATTTTTATTTATATTATCTTGTAAATCATTTAGAGTTATAGTCATGAAAGCAGCATTTTCAATTAATGAGTGTACTGCTTTTTTAGTTTTAATATCAACCTT